TGAACTGTAACTAAAAGCATTTACTAATTGATTATATTCATTATTAAATAGTGCTGCTGTAATAGTATCACCATCTGCAAATGAACTTTGTCTAGTATATGTTTGTGCCATTGTTTATATCTCCCTTATTGCCTTCCTGCAGGTCTGTAATTTATGTAAATACCGTTTATAGTATATGGTGCTCTTGTATCTGAACTAAATATTTTAAAAAAGTTACTGTGTCCACTACCTGTTAATGCTTGTCTAACTAGTGGTTGTTCAGAAGCTCCAAATGTTTGTTGATTAAATAAAGCACTTCCAAAAATAGCAGGTTCTGGTACTGCTGTTAAAGGTATGTCTACCGGTTGTGGTGTATCTAAACTATCATAATCAAATCTAACTCTTAATGTTGGTTGAGCTAACGACTCTGGTGTTATAGATAACTTTACATAATCTAAAGTTTTTAATGTTCCTAAATCTCCATAATCATAATCAGGTGATTGATACTCAGCGTCTATTCCTGTTTCTATACCTGCAGGATTAAAAGTATTACCTACGTTATGATTATAAATATATCCGTCTCTATCTCCGTGATAAAATTGTTCTTCTCCGTTATGGTCAAATCCTGAACAAATTGCAGGAGCTTGTATACCTAATGTTTCTGACCATTCAAATCCTTGTGGTCTTAATACCCCTATAACTCCTTTTGAAGTTGAGGTTGAGTCTGTTAGTTTACTATAGAACATTCTATATTGTGATTTTGTTCTAATAACAACACTACTAAATTGATATTGAGATTTATTTAACACAATATCATTTATAATAGGCTGTATGTTTTGACTTATAGTTCCTAACTCAACGTCACCAATTCTAGCTGTACCAGCAACTGTTCTAAATCCATCAGGTGCTAAGAATATTAAGTCACCAGCAATCTCTTGAATTGTTTGACCATCTATACATCCTACGTTTTTAGTAACAGGAACAACTTGAATTGTTGAAGCATTGCTTATGTTTTGTAATTTAAATAAAGAGTTTTGACAAAATATAAATAACTCATTACGAAAACTTTTTAATCCTACTATTTTATCTTCAAGTACAATACTTCCAGCACCTGAACCAGTAAAACTATCTATGTCACCAGTACTACTATAATAAAGTGTATTAGGTGTGCTAGTGTCTCCAGCAACTACTAAATGATTATTATGTATTGTACAATGTTTAGCTGTTGTAGAACCACTTATAGTTATTTGGCTTACAAAAAATGTTCTGTTAGTTAAAGCTCCTGTACCAGTCATTTTAAATAAAAATGGTTTATTACTCCCACTTTTATCTGTTATAATTAGTTCACCATATTCACTAATACCTTCGTAAATAGCAAACTCACACTGGTCAAGATTTGTTAAACTTAATTCGCTTCTACCTGTAAATGTAGAATAATTATCTCCTGAAGCATCTACACTAGCTTTGTTTATTTGTAACCAATCAGTTCCATCTAAACTAAAAAATATATCGTTACCTGCTACAGCAACTACTCCGTCTGCATAAACTTCTAACCCTTCTATATCGTTAGAGCTATTAGGTCTTGCAGCACTTGCTCCACCTAAAAGAGTAAATCCATTTATTCTTCTGTAACCACCTTCAATAGATACTTCAAAGTTTCTTAACTTAGTAGCTACTCCGGGTGTTTGCAGTAAAGATAAAGAGTTAGTAGATTTATCTAATCCACCACTTAAAGATACTGAAAATGGTTGTCCTGCTGCCATTTAGAAATAAGTCCTATCGTCTGTCATATATTTAGGTTGTGGATTTATTAAATTACTTTTCATAGTTTTCATTGCTTTTTTATAGTCGTCCATTGCAAAAACAGATTGTTGTATATTATTTTTAAATTGATGTACATAATATCTAGCTTTTGATGTTATAACATTACTATACTGTTCAGGCATAACAATAGTATCATCATAATCTGACAAAGCTGTTGGCTTTACAAATGCATACAAATGTACGTTATAAACTTTGTCAGGTATTGGACCTAATCCAAACTTTCTATGGTCTGGACTTTTAATAACATATCTAGGTTCACCATGACTAGCGTCTAAACCTTCAGCGTCATCTGAGTTTTCAGCATCTCTATAATATCTTTTCCAATCATCTAATGTTAAAAATTTTAAACCTTTAGAAACGTAAGGAGTTGTTTCTCCACTTACGTTTATTGTTGTTAAATAAAAATCATCCCAGTCTACTGATGCATAATCAGTTGTTATACTAGAGCTATCTGCTTTAAGCGTATACCATCTAGTTCCTGCCACCGTTGCGACAGTTACGTTCCCATAAAAAGGGTCTGTGCCTCCACTAGCTCCTGCTGAGAAAAAAGGCAGCTGTGGTTCTTCGTTAGCTATATCAAATATAGATTTATTAATAGCATCTTTTACAAATGATTGTATTCCTATTGCTGAACTAAAGTTAGCAGAAGTTAATACAACTTCGTTTAATTCTCTTAATACTTCATTACTTAAATCTAAATATGTTGTAGCCATTATTTTTTACCTTTAGCTTTTTTCTTTGCTGTTTTACTTAAATCTTTAAAATGGTAAAGTCTTACACTTGTTTTAGTGTGTGTTTTATTAGTGTGTAACTGTCCATTAGGCATTTTATGCATACTACCTTTGTGTTCAGTACCATCTCTTTTATAATGTTTTACTCCTTTAGCCATGATTAATTAGGTTTAGCCATCGGTGTATTATCCATTACTGGACCGCCATCCATATATTGAACTCTACCGCCACCATACATCATTTGTTTTTTCTTTCCCATCATTCCTCCGCCCATTTTACCTTCTCTTTTTTCTTTTTTAGAAGGTCTTCCTACTGAGCTTCCGTATGTTCCTTTTCCCATTGGCATAATTATTCTCCTTATATTAAATTTAAAAAGTGGAGGAGACCGAAGCCTCCCCCGAGTCGATATTAGTCAATACCGTAGAATGCACTTACTAGAGCTTCATCTCTAAGTACTTTCGCACCATAGACATGTAAGCCTCTAACTATGTCACCAAACGATGTTGGGTCTCTTAACACTTCTGTTGAGAGGATAGTATTAGCAGTTGCAGTAGATGACATATGACCAGCCATACATTTACCAGCAGCATTAGATGTTGCAGCAATGTTGTTTGACTTGTACATATCAAATCCACGTAGTTTTCCACTTGAAACTAATCCGTTTCTAATTGAGCCTTGACCTGCGTTGAAGTCTACAGACATTAATTTAGAAGCTGATTGACCTAAAACCTCGTAGAAGTCAGGACTTGCAACAAACCAACGACCTTCTTCAGGTACATTCTGTTCGTCTAATAGTCTTGCCATTCTAGCCATAAGGTCTAGAGGGTCTGTTTCACCAGATGGTCCGATATCAGCAGCACCAGAGCCGTCAAAGACTCCTACTCCTAAATCAGTATCGCTGTCAGCACCTAAAATGTGATTAGGTGATGAAGCTGAACATCCAGCAAACATAGTAGCTAACACAGCAGCGTCATATGAATCTTTCAATGCATATGCAGCAGAGCTTGAAGCAATCTCTTTAAAGTTGACATGTGACATATTAGTTTCAATATCATCTACGATGAATTTGAAAGCTTTAGCACTATCAACAACCAAAGTGATTTCTTGGTCTGTTAGTCTAGTTTCAGTTGTGTCTGAATTTCTTGTGTAGTCTGACACAGAAATTACAGGTTCTTTAATAATCTTTACAGAGTCTCCGAAAGAGGATATCTCACCGGCATAGTCGGTGTTTGTGATAGCTTCAATTACCGAGGCTTTTCTAAAGAAGTTTAAAACCTTTTTAGAGTAAACCGAAGGTAAAAAGAAACTATTAGTTTGTCCACTTACGGAGTTTGCAAAGTTAGCATTTGTATCGGTTGAGGGTTCAAAAAATTGAGCCATGATACTTCTCCTTTAAGTTAATATAGTTTAATTTGAGATTCTGCCTTCCTGCATAGCATCTGATATTTCAGTTTCAAACTTATCAAATTCTTGTACAGACATGGCTTCTATCTCCCTTAATGACCATACTTTCTCCTGCGTTGGTTCAATACTAGTTGTTTTAGTAGAGACCATATCTGCAGCAGATTGTTTAGTCGGTTTTTTAGAAGATGACTTAGTCTTTGGAGTTTCCATGCCAATATCTTTTTTAAACAAATCAAGAGCACGTGAGGCTAGGTCGGCATCGTCATTATTTTCATATACCCAAGCTTGGATAGATGAATGTTGTTCTTTTGCCCAACCATGAAAGTCATCACTGTTTCTGATATCTTCAAAATCAGGGTGTCTTTCCATTAACCTTTTTTCTGCATCTTGTCGTACTAACTGATTTTCACGTTCTTGGAGTTTACTAAGGCGTTCTTCTAGAACTTTTGCTTTAGTCTCCGATTGCATATGAGCAAC